TGTAAAGCATTAAATAAGGGTTCCATTGAGTTTTCTAATAATAGCCGTATCATCGCTGCTGCTACTTCAGGATCGTCCATTCGAGGCATGTCTGTCAATCTCCTATTCCTTGACGAGTTTGCCTTTGTTGAAAACGCAACAGAGTTTTACACTTCAACATACCCTGTTGTGTCGTCAGGTAAATCTACAAAAGTAATTGTTACTTCTACAGCGAACGGCTTAGGTAACATATACCACAAATTGTGGGAAGGTGCAGTACAAAGCACAAATGAATTTAAACCATTTAGAGTTGACTGGTGGGATGTACCAGGTAGAGATGATGAATGGAAGAAACAGACAATTGCAAATACATCAGAGTTACAGTTTAACCAAGAATTTGGTAATACCTTCCACGGCACTGGCAATACACTGATATCAGGCGATTGTTTATTAAGTTTACAAGCTCAGCATCCTATCTTTACACAAAACAATGTAAAAGTATATGTTAAACCTGAAGAGAATCATGACTATATGGTCTTTGTCGATGTGGCAAAGGGTAGAGGTATGGATTATTCAACGTTTAATATAATAGATGTAACTACTAAACCATTTCAACAAGTAGCAGTATACAGAGATAATATGATCTCTCCATTACTCTTACCAGATATCATCTATAAGTATGCTAAGACATATAACGAAGCTTATGTAGTTATTGAATCGAATGATCAGGGTGCGGTTGTATGTAATGGTTTGTATTATGATTTAGAATATGAAAACGTATTCGTTGAATCAATGATTAAAGCTAATTCAATTGGTGTGACTATGACAAGAAAGGTCAAACGTATTGGATGTTCTAATATTAAAGATCTTGTTGAACAAAGCCAAATTAGTATTGTAGATCAAGATACAATTATAGAAATGTCTACGTTTGTTGCTAAAGGTTCTTCTTATGAAGCTGCCGATGGTAATCACGATGACTTAATGATGAACTTAGTTATGTTTGGATGGTTTGCTGCAACTCCATTCTTTGGTGAAATGACAGACATTGATATGAAAAGCATGATGTATGCTGAACAACAAAGAATGATCGAAGATGACGTAGTACCTTTTGGAGTTTTCGATGATGGTGTAGTAGATGAAGTTGAAACTATCAGAGAAGGTGGAGATACCTGGTACGTTCAGAAAGATACATTCTTCTAAAACTGTATATATATAAATAATATCAGTGAAACCATCTTATTATGAAAACTTATTAAATTCTCAATGAAGGGGAAAAATACATGGCATTCCAAGTCTCACCTGGTGTCCAGGTTAAAGAAATTGACTTGACTAATGTTGTTCCTGCTGTATCTACATCAATCGGAGCTATTGCTGGTGCATTCCAGTGGGGTCCTGTTGAGGAGATTACAACGGTAGGATCAGAACAACAGTTAGTTAGCATTTTTGGTAAACCTGATTCTGACACTTACAAATATTTTTATCCAGCTGCGCAATTCCTGCAGTATGGTAACTCATTGCGCGTTGTCCGTGCAACAACAGGTAACTTAAACGCTACTGCTTCTGGCACAGGCATTTTAGTTAAAAACGACGATCACTATGATACTGTAACACCTGGTGCTACAGACACATGGATCGCTCGATTCCCAGGTACTTTAGGTAACTCATTAGCAGTTTCAGTTTGTCCCGCAGATGCAACAGCCTTTGCTGGTTGGGCTTATGCAGGTAACTTTGACTCAGTTCCTGGTACATCATCTTATTCAGTTGCTAATAGCGGTGATACTGCAGACGAAATGCATATCGCAGTTATTGATGAAGACGGTGCATGGACAGGTACAGCTGGTACAGTACTTGAAACTTTCGCATTCGTATCTCAGGCATCTGATGCCAAAGCTGATGACGGAACGGACAACTATTACGCAAACGTAATTAACAATCAATCTGCATATGTACGTTGGGGTGCACACTACTCTTCGTTTACAGATGCTGGTTCTGCGGTTAATGCTGCAGCGGGTTCTGCATTCGTAACAGGTTCAGCAGCTGTCGGTGCATCACTTTCAGGTGGTACAACTGATAACGCAGCAACTGTTGGCGAACTATCAACTGCATATGACTTGTTTGACGATGCCGAAACAGTAGACGTTAACTTGCTAATTGGTCCTGAAACTGCAGCTGCAGATGATGTGACTATGGCAAACTACATGATCGCTATAGCCGAAGGCCGTAAAGATTGTGTTGCGTTTGTTTCCCCTGCTGTTGCAGAAACAGTAAACAATGCTACTGCAGCTACAGATGTAAAAGCTTGGGCAGATGCTCTAACTTCTTCATCATACGCTGTAATCGATTCAACAGCATTATACGTATACGATAAGTATAACGACGTATATCGTTGGATTGTTGCATCAGGTGCGGTTGCTGGTCTATGTGCAAACACAGACAATGTAGCAGACGCATGGTTCTCACCAGCTGGTTTCACAAGAGGCCAAATTCTCGGTGTAACTAAAATTGCTTTCAACCCTAAGAAAGCAGCACGTGATGACTTGTATAAAGCTCGTGTTAACCCAATCGTTAGCTTCCCTGGTGAAGGTATCATCTTGTTTGGTGACAAAACAGCTTCTACTCGTCCAAGTGCATTCGATCGCATTAACGTTCGTCGCTTATTCATCACATTGGAAAAAGCTGTATCAACAGCTGCTAAGTTCCAGTTGTTTGAATT